GTTGAAAGCGCAAGAACGGTTACCTTAAAAGTTGGAGCATTGGATGCAACCAATTTAAAAATAGGCAAAGCAATTGAAGCGGCTGCAGAAATAGATGATGAAATACTGGCATTAATAACACCGTAAAAGGAGACAAGGGAGGTCCTAATAAGGCCTCCCTTTTTTAATATGAAAAGAAAAATTCTTGCCGTTCATGTGGGAACTACCACTGAAATTCTGCTTTTAGAAATATTTCGAGTGGCGGAAGAAATTCTCTGGGAAATTCAAGAATTAAAAAAAGAGGCCAAAAATGACCAACCTCGCAAAACTAAAAAAACTGATACCAAGTGACCACGGCTATACTGACATAGAATTAACTGAACTATTGGTAGAAAACGGGAACGATGTTTATAAAACTGCCGCTTTCGTTCTCCGTGGGCTGATTGCTCAAATTGTTTCTGGCTCGTATTCCTTTTCCAGTGGTGATGTAAAGATAGACAAAACCAAGTTGGTTGATAATTATCAAAGGCTTATTGCTGAATATGAGACCAAATCAATTGAAGTTGCTCAGAGCCCCTCGTCTATTGATGAATTATGGGGAACCAAAATTGACCGGCTGTCTGGTTTGGATAGAACCGACTATGCTGAAGCGGATACCGAAGATGTTGATTGATAAAGAGTTCATTAAATCCAGTTTTGCAGAAATATTCGAAGCTCTAAATTCAGTTATTTGGACTAAGAAAACGATATGTAGTTGTCAGGACACCTATGGGATAGCTGACCCGGATTGTTTTTACTGTTCTGGCACTGGCTATATTGAAACGTCCAGTATTATAGAGGCAGATATACAGGAACTAAAAGGTGATGAAAGAATAGCAGTCGATGCTGGTATTCTTAATGCTGGGGATATCGTAGTTAGAACTACAGTAGATAACAAAATTAAGGTAGATGACCTAATTACTCACAAGTCAAAAACTTATCAGGTTAAATATGTAATTTTGGATCAACTGGAGGTGTTTATTCAGGTTGGCGCACATAAAACAACATCGTCAATTACCCAGGATGAAGCAGTAAGACTTATATCATATAACATTAACTCTGGAACAGAAGTCGTAAAACTTATATCGTATAGCTATGGGGGCACATAAAATTGCTTGACATAGACATGAGGCTTGAAGGGATAGAAGAACTTATTACGAAATATCACGTTCGAGCAACAACGATTGTTAAAGCTTTGGATTTTACCACCAAAAAGAACGCTGAAGAGATTCGAGTAATAGCCAAAGATAGAGCGCCAGTTCTGACTGGTATATTGCGAGGTTCAATTGATAAAGAACAAAAAGAAATGATGGTGTGGGGAATCGGTTCATATAACCCCAATTGCCCCTATGCTCGAGTTAGAAATTATATTAATAATCTACACCCAATGACCGTTGGCTATTTAACCAAGACTCATTTTGAACACCGTGATAAGTATAAAAAAGACCTACAAGAAACCATCAGGGAATTAAAAAAATTATGAAAATAAACCTTTTACAAGCAATTGTAGATAAAATAAAAACCATTACTGAATTATCCAGTGGTGTTTTTCTTTATTCTCCAGAACTTGACTTGAATACCAAAACTAAACCTTTTGTGGTGGTTCGTTCTATTACCGATATGGGGAAAATAACCACTTTTGCCAAGGCCAAAGAGACGGATTATTACGTTTGGGTTTATGTGTATCCTCAGTCGAACGAATATAAGGCGCTGGAACTACCAGAAAGCATAAGAACGGTTCTGTTCAATGAGCTGACAGTTACCATTGGTGAAGGCGCTACAGCAGTAAAATATTATTCTTTACCGTTAGATATCACCATCAACCGGCTTAACGGTACTGAGAATGATTTAGAAAAGTATGGTTCGGTTATAACGTGTATCTATAAAATTCATAATTAGGAGGCTATTATTATGGCTGTGTTAAAAGGATATTCAGGAAATATAAAATCAGGAACCACTACAATAGGTGAAATGTCGGATTGGTCGTTGGATGTTAATGCCGATATTGTTGATATCTCCGCTTTCTTGGACGAATGGAAAAAGAAAGCTGCCACTCAGAAAGACTGGACTGGAAGTTGCAATGGAAGATTATATGTTGCCGATGGGGGACAGGCGGCATTAACCATCGGAGCGGAAGTAACCATGCGGTTCTATGTGGATGGTTCACATTATTATTCTGGAGCGGCAATTGTTGAATCCATTTCCCGCAGTGCCGCTGTGGCCGGAACTATAGACGTAACTTTTAATTTCACCGGTAACGGCGAACTGAGTTACACTTAAGGCGGTGAGATAAATGGCTGTGTTAAAAGGATATTTAGCTAAAGTATACGGGATAGATACCAGCGCTTCATTTTCCACCGCCTTTACCAGTGAAGCCATGACGGAAGGGAGCGGCGATAGTCTTAAAATTTATCAAATAAATGATACCGCCAAACGTATTTGGGATCCGAATGAAGAAATAACCCTTGACGCTGGGCTTGGTACGCCAACCTTGGACGAAAGTTGGATGGATCACGGGATAGATTGGTTAACTGGGCGGGTCAAGCTCAATGAAACTGGCTTAACTCTCACTGTATCGGGTAAATATTTTCCTACTCTTATTGAAATTGGCGAAGCCTACAACTGGACTTTAGATTTATCGGCTGACGTGGTGGACGTATCGGCATTTGGTGATGAGTGGAAAAAGAAGGCTGCTATTCAGAAGAACTGGACTGGTTCTTTTGAAAAATTCGCCATTGATGAATACTGGTTTGATATTGCAAAATTGGCCAAGATATTCTTGGTTAAACTTTATACTCAAGCCAATATCGGTTATCAGGGTTTTTGTGTTATCCCTACTCTTTCTTCGGGGGCTTCGGTAGCTGACGTATTGAAAGAAACCGTTAATCTCGAAGGGCATTGGATGATTTCGGAATTCGATGAGTCGTAAAAGGGAGGTATGTATGGGTTTATTAGATAAATTAGAAGAACGAGCAAAAAATAGGGAACGTAAATCTTTGTATATTGAGGAAATTGATGAAACGGTATACTGGTATCCGATGACTGCGGGAGAACGTCAGAGAATTATGAATGCTGCTGGTTTTAAGTGGGCGAGGGATGCCGTGCAGATGGATAATGCCAAATATAAGGCTTCTTTAATTATCGAAAAGCTGGAAGATAAAGACGGCAAGAAGATATTTTCCAACACCCCGGAACATAAAGACTTATTAATAAACAAAATAGCTGACGAATTATTGACCAAGATTGTTAATGCTATTGACCCACCTCGTACCGAGGAACAGCAAATTGAAGAAGCAAAAAACGGATAAGCGACCCTTTTTACAAAACTTTGATGATATTGGCCGATAAAAAGGGTCGTTTTGTTTTTGAGTTTATCGAGGAATTAACTGAAAGCGAAATGTATGATTGGGTGGCATATTATAAAGAGCAGTATGAAGAAATGGAACGAGAACGGGCAAAAGCGAGAATGAGGAGATAGAATGGCTGACGAGCGTTTTGAAGTAATTATTGGGGCGAAGGATGAAGCCTCACCAGTTTTAAATAAATTTAATAAGAGTTTACAAACCACTCAAACAACTTCACAAAAAGTGACCGCTGGTCTTCAATCTATGGCCGACAAATCAAAATGGGCTTTTGCCGCCATGAGCGGAGCAGTTGTAGGAGCGGTCAAGGTATTTACCGACTTTGAAAACGCCATGGCCAAAGTTGCTACCCAGCTTCCAGGTGAAGCCATTGAACAGTTTGGGGAAATGGAGCAAGCGGTACAGGATATGTCCGTCACCTTTGGCCAATCTACCTCAACCATGGCTCAAGGGCTTTATGACATTTTATCGGCGGCCATTGAGCCGGAACACGCTTTAAAACTGTTAGAGCAATCAGCCAAAACCGCAGCGGCTGGATTTACCGATGTAGCGACCACTGCTGATTTGTTTACTTCAATCTTGAACGCTTATGGAATGGAAGTTGACGAAGCCGCTCGAGTTTCAGATGTGTTATTCCAAACCGTGTTCCGTGGGAAAGCTGAATTTAATGAACTGGCAAGTGAAATAGGGCCGATCATGGGGATTGCCGCTCAAGCCGGAGTTGCACTGGAAGATTTGGGGGCGGCCATGGCAACCCTCACCCGACAAGGCATTTCAACCTCAGAAGCGGCAACCGCCATACGGCAGGCAATATTAAGCTATATTGACCCTGGGAAGGAAGCACAGAAAACCGCCGCAGCTTTAGGTATCGAATTTAATGCTACATCTTTACAGAGCGAAGGATTAATTCGTTCCATTGGAAAATTAACCGGAGCAACCCAAGAACAGCTTGCAGCGTTATTCCCTAACGTTAGAGCCTTGGTAGGAGTTCAAGGCGTATTGGGTGACCTATCTGGAGCTTATGAAGATTTACAGTTAAATATGGAAGCTACCGGAACCACACAAGAAGCCTTTGAAAAAGCTACCGACACCATGAAATTTTCAATTGACCAGCTAAAGTCCTCAGTTCAAGTTCTCACTCAAGAATTTGTGGAGGAGGCGTCTCCGGCTATTCAGGAAATAATAGATATAGCTCGAGGATTTATTCAAACATTAAGAGACATGGATGATAGCCAAAAGAAAACTTTAACCAGTCTCTTTTTAAATTTGACAAAAATTGTCGGGGTTACCGCTGGGTTGGGAATGCTCAATAAAAGCGTTTTAAATATTGCCAGCTCATTTGGAGTAGCACAGGCGAACCTTACTCCTTGGCTTATCGGGATTGAAGCATTAGTTGCCGGTTTATTTTTAGTTTATCAATATCGGGAGCCAATTGTCGATTTTATTTACAAATTAGGAGAAGGACTGGGAATAGTCTCAGACGAAGCAACCCGATATTTCAACATCATACAAAAAGTTGGGGAAGCAACCAAAAAAACCGCTGGCATACAAGCGGAAAGTATGCGGGGATTAAGTGCTCAAATAGTTATTACTCAGGAAAAAATAAAAGAGTTAGAACAAGCCATGGCCCCGTGGCTGATTCATGGCGTGGATGCCCCTCGAGAAATGACCGATGAATACGTAAATCTGAACAATCAATTAGACACCCTGATTGAAACCCAAAAAGAATTTGAAGGAATAATTGAAAAAGAAAAAGCAACCCAAAAAGCAAAAAAAGAAATTAAAGAATTAAATGAAGAATTGAGTAAAACCCCAGAAATTGTTGGTGCAGTATCCAAAGAATATGAGAACGCCTTGGAGCGGTTACAAGCTATTACACATGAGGCTTCATGGGGGGCTTTAATTGAGGAGGCTGATACTTTTGCGGCACAAATGCTGACCGTTCAAAAACAATTTTCCGAAACCATGAATGAAATCGCCAGTATGCCTGAATCATTGGCAAGAGAAAAAGCAGCGGCGGTGGAAGCAGTTATTCGGGAATACCATGTAAAAATGCAAAACATTGAAAAGGCGGCCTTTGAAGCGTCAATTAGAGAATTAAACGCCTATATCAGTTCAGGCGTAAAAGCTCAGGCTCAGGCCAGTATGGATATTATTGCTCTGCAAAGAGAAAAAAGCAGTAGGTTATCCGAGCTTGAAAGAGAGTATTTTGAAAGAACCGGACGGGATTTAGAAATACTGGTTCGAAAATATCGGGAGAAATATGCTGAAATTTTAAGCTCATTTAACTGGACACAGGATGAAATTAAAAGGATTCAAGAAATTGCCAATGATGATTTAACAACTCAACTGGTTACTTATGTTGAAAAATATATCGAGGAAATGCAAAGAGCCGGAGCTTCTACAAGTGAAGTGGTTAATGCTGTTGAGGGAATTATTTTTGTTTTAGAAAAAATGGGAATCAGTGCTGAAATTATCGAGCAAGTAAGAACACAGTGGGAATTAATGCCGGCGGCGATTGAAGAAAGCAAGGAAAAGATTAGTGAGCTTATTGACTTAATCGGCGATATTGG